ATTGGTAAAGTTATTCCACTTATTCAACAATTCGAAACAGCGCAAAAAGCACTAGGTGTTGCTCAAAGAGGTCAAGGTAGTCTCACTGACGCTCAGATCGTTGCTCAACAAAGTTTGGCGAATCAACTTGCTCGCGTCAGGGAGCAATTCTTAGCTTTGATTAGAGATATAGGTCAGAGTAAAGCTTTCAATACTTTATTCACAATAGTCACAAATTTAGCTAGTGGATTAATTAGTTTAGCTGGTGCGTTTAAACCGATAATTCCAATACTAGGAATTATAGGAGCCGTAAAAGGTGTTAAGGCGCTAACAGAATTTGGCGGAGGATTTTTTGGACAACTATCAAAAGCTGGCGCTCGTAAAACAGGATCAAATATCGGCGGCGCTATTAGCGGAACAAGGGAAAAAGAAAAAGCAGAAACTGTTTCGAGAGCAAACGATCTAATTAAGATGAATACTGATGCTCTTAATACTCTAACCCAAAGCATTAATATGCTCGCTGCTCGGATAGGGTCACGCGGATCTGCGACATTAAGAGATGGAGGTAAAGTATTAGCATTCAATAGGGGCGGGGTTGTTCCAGGAACCGGCATAGGAGACAAGGTTCCGGCAATGCTTGAGCCTGGAGAGTTTGTTATAAGAAAGAAAGCTGTTGAATCTATTGGAGCAAAAAGACTGCATAATATGAATAAATATTGGACAGGAGGCGTTGCCGAATCAAAAAAGGGAGGTAATGCAGCTCCAATAAATGCTTTTATGAAACAATCAGGAAATTATATAGAAGATAACGATAAACTTGAAGCTAATATTACTAGAAAAGATCCTAGTGATTATGGTTTTACCAGCAGTGATTTTCCTGATCTTGTTGAGAGAATGAAAAAAAGAGGCGTGATCTTTAAAAATGACCCCAGGTTTGCAGTATTAACAAAAAAAGAAAAAGGAAGCAATCACTATCGATTTACTAATAGTGGTGGTGTTGTTTTTGAGGAAGCATTACAAGAAAAAATAAATAGCTCTAGAACCACCGGATTGAGGACTGTAAAATATCCTGGAACTGGAAGCGGTAGCGGTAACATAAGTAATGCTTCTGTTGATCTTATAGATAATGCTACTGGTGAACTTATAGAAAGCAAGTTTGTGGATGCTCCTAGTAAAGCTCAAGACGCTATTTTTGCTGGTAGATTGTTAAGATATAATTTGGAAAATAGAAAAACAACCTTTGGTTCAACACTACCAAAGAGTTTTAATCATTTTGGAGAAGATAATCTAAACGACATAGACGATATAAATCTTGGAAGTATAACAGCCGCCGCTGCCGCAGACACAAAAATTGGTAAAAATAGAATACCTGGATATAAAACAGAATTTAATAAATGGTTAATTGATAATAATTATGCAGGCAGTAGCACATCTGGATCAGCAACACTGCTAAGGTCTGGTGGATTAGTTCAAAAGTTTCTTGATGGTGGTTGGGTAAAAAGGATGCAACGCTATCCCGATAAAGAATTAAATGAAGAGATGATGTATTTGTACTCTATTTTAGACTTATATGATCTTGGTGAAGGGCCATTACCAGCTAACACATTTGATAATGGTAAAATGGAAGATATTGGCAAAAGAGAAGCAAGACAACGAATCAAAGCTATAGAAGACTATATAGTAGCTAGAAAAGAAATAGAAAAACAAAAATTTGCTAATCGTAAAGGACCCGGATTACAATCAACTGACCAATACGATACCCAAGAGATGCTCGATGCTATAACATATTACCAAGCTGGAAGTGGACCATTCACAAAAGCATTAGCTTCTGATAAAAAAACATTCACAGATCCCAGAGGAGAAAGATATCAAACACAAGATATTAGAGATAGATTATTAGCAGCTAGCCAATTTAAAATACCTAAAAAAACATATAGTGGATTAGGAAGAAGCCAATTAAAAGAAATATTAAGTGATACTGAAATAACACCAAAAGAATTATCATCTAAACCATCAGAAACTCTCAAAAATTTAGTTGGAAAAACAGTAGACTTTCCAACATTCTTATCTGTTAGTGCGGATAAATCTCAAGCAGAAGCTTTTGTGCAAAATCCTGGAGCTTTACTAAATATAGATGGAAGTTCAACAGCTCAAAAAACTATAGACATTGTAAAAGCAAAAAATAAAACAAAAGTTAATCAACAAGCAGCAGAGAAAAGTCGTAGACTCCCGGGACTAGAAAAAATTAGTGAGAAAAAATTAGAAAATTATGATGAAGAAAAAGAATTTATTATTCCTCCAAATGTTGGTTTTAAGATAACAAGAGCTAGCGGAACAGTTAGTAGTAGTTTTTCAAAAGATTTAAAAAGCAAAAAACCAGGAGGTGTAGGGTCAACAGGCGGACTGAGTCTAGGAACTTTATATGAATTATATTATGGAGAGGATGATAAAGAATTTGAAAAAACAAAATTGGATTTAACAACTAAAATGTTAAGATCGGGTGGTAAAGTTAAAAGCTTTATGGCTGGAGGAAAAGTACAAAGAAATCTTGGATATATTGATTATGATGTTATAGCTAATGAGGCTAATGCCGGAGTTGTCGAGGCCGGAATGAAAAAGGCCGGAGTAACTGGACCACGATTATATGCAGATTACCTGACCGACCTTGCTGTTAAAGCTAGAAAAAGCAAAAAATTAGATAAGCTTCGAGCTATATATGGTGTTGCTGGAAGTGGAAAAACAACACTAGCACGAGGTCAAGGAACAGATGTTGGAACGCTACGAGAAACTACTCGTTTTCCGATATTAACCCCAGAAGATATTGAAAAAGCAAATGAAATATTGATCTTGACTAGTAGCGTATCACGAGATAAATTAGAAGGATTTTTAAGTGAGGTTGATAGAGCTTATACATTAAGCTCAACAACAGCAACTGAGCAAGAAAGAATAAAGGCACAAAGAACTAGTAGGGATACCACAGGAATAGGCTTAGAGGGTAGAAGACCAGGCACAACCTCTGGGGTAGGTAGAGATACAGCTGTTGGAGAAGCACTGTTGGGGGATGCTCTTGGAAAAAGATCAGTAGTTCTTGGACGAACAGAGAGCGGAAGATTGCGAAGAAAAAGTGGAAACGAATTAGTTGAGATTATTAAAAAGAGAATAGGTTTCACATGGGGAGGATATGCTCCAACAACAGCTGGTCATGAGAGCATAGTTGATTCAGCTGCTGCTTATGGTATACCTCCCGAAGATTTTATAGCATTAGTTGGTTCCGATGAAGGAATTACTAAAGACAAAGATGGAGAATATAATTATAGAACAGCAATTTTTGATCAAGATGCTAGAATATTATTGGCAAAGGCAGGATTCGGATCAAAAGGAGCAACAGTAATACCAAAACCAAGAGATTTTGAAGTTCCTCAAGGTTTTGATATTGGAGAAAGTGATGGACGAAGAAGAGTAGTTGTGCCAGCTCCAGGAAGTACAGCTTTTGTTGCGGAGAAAACGGAACAGGATCTTGAAAAATATATAAAGGCCGGATACGAAACCGTTAATCTTGAGCGCAGCGGCGGTATTAGTGGTACGCTTGTTAGAAAATTAATAGAAGAAGGAAATCTTGCTGAACTACAAAAAGTTTTAAGTCCACCAGTTTATGATATGATTTCTAGAAATATTGGAAGAATACAAAATAGAGCTAGTGTTCTTCCTAATATAATAGCCGAAGTAGAAAAAAATAAACAGCTATCATTAAAAGCAATAGAACAACAAATCGAAGCTTTAGGAATAAGTAGAATCAATAAAACTACAGAGAAAGAAGATCCAGAATACGCCGCTAAAGCAGAAGTATTAAGACAACTTAGAGATAAAAGAGATAAGATAAGAACTGGCGCTCAATTTGAACCATATAGACTTTTAGCCAAACTTGCAGCCGCTAAACCTGATCAGTATGGCTTGGATTTTTCTACTAGGCCATCTGCCACACCGCTCTCAGCAATTCCCGCTGTTGCAAAACCATCAGAGGTTGTGGCCCAAAAAACCAAAGCAAAAGCCGCCAAAGCAGCAAAAACAGCAACATCAAAAGCAAAAGTTGGGCCAAAAAAGGTTGATATAAAACAAGCATCTATGAAGATGGCTGGTAGTGAACTTATTAGTAGGGTTGGCGGTATAAGTCCAGCAATAGCATTATTGCAAAAAGAAGGCTTTGATCTAGGCAAAGATAAGATACAGGGAACAACAACAATATTAAGATCTAATAAAGCAGCTAAACAAGTGCTCATAGACGCTATCAATGCACAATATGCCGCAACTATGGGAGGAATCTCCCAGAAAGGCTTAGCTTTCGGTGCTGTTGGACTTGCTGGCAATCCATATTCTAACGAGGTAAGAGTTCTTAGTGATAGGCTTAAAAATCCAGTAACAGTTAATATAAGTGGAAGATTAGCTAACGATAAGTTTAAGGCACTGATGCAAAGTCAAATAGATACTGGTTATGAATCCACTATAATGGGTGCTGCTCAGCAAATGACTATAGCTCAAATTTTAGATGACATAGTCGGTGGAGATAAATTAATTAGTGATTTTGATAAAGTTATTAATTATGGTGCTGATGTTATATCATCTGATCCGGGCGCACCCATGTTTTCTGAATTCCAAGATCTGGATAAAGTTAGAGAAGCATTACGATCTTCGTCGCTGAGTCCTTTTGGTCAATCATTAGCTGATCTTGTAAAATCATCAGGATCTAGTGAACTCCTAAACAGAATGTTTATTAATACTGCTAGATCACAAACTACTGCTCCTCTTATTAAAGAATGGTTAGATAGTGTTGGTCTTCCTATACCACTAGAAAATATTTATGGTGTTGGAGGAGCGAATGTTAGCGGTTCTTCTATTCCTAAGCTTAAAGCTGCTATAGTCCAAAAATTAGGAGGAGGATCGTTTGTTGATGATGATCCAGCAAATGTTGCTGGAGTAGCCGAAACTATTAGAGGAGAGGGCTTGAGGGGTAAAAGCTATTTGATGCCATATGGCCAACCCAAAGGATCAGAAGCAAACACGGCGAAAGGTGTTTTATTTCAAAATATACTACAAGAATTAGGGGCAATTAGAAATACAGATCGACAATCTATAGACTTTCCACAAGGATTAGGATCTCAAGCAGCCGGATTATTTAACGATGGTGGGATGTTCGTGACATTACCAACAGACGCCAAATATACACTGAGTGGTGCTGGTGATATGATTAGTAATATTACCAACTATCTAAGAGCACAAGGATATATGGCCGGAGGTGCAGTAAAAGCTCCTCAAAGATCATTCGGAACCGGAACTTTCCCATTCCCCAAACGAATCTCTAATGCTTATTTTAAAGAATTAGATAAGATGACATCTTTTGAGGAGTTTGATGCAAGGGCTGGATTCGCTCTCAAAGACACTACTGTTAGGGTTGATGAATTAGGAATGAGAGAAGCATATGATTCCTCTCCTCTTGATTTAGAGAGGTTTAAAAGCAGTTTCAAAGAAAGATTATCAAGAAATACGCTGATTAGCGGAATGAGCGACTTTGCGAAATTTATTGGTTTACCATCAGAATCATTAATTGACTATTTACCACAGGTTGTAGATTTTGACCAGCCCAGTGGCGGCATATCAACCGCATACTTTGATCCAAATCCAAGTTTGAATAGAAAAGCTTATAGTCTTGAAAATTTTGGATGGTCAGAAGCTCAAGAGCAGGATTTGTATGGTATTCAAGCACTAATAAAAGAAAAAGAAAAAGAGATCAAGAGAATTATCAAAAAGCCTGTTAAAACTTTTGAAGATGGTAGCTTTTCTTACGACTACGAAGCTGCTACAAAAGCTAATGAAGAATTAAGAGTTCTTAAAGACCGATTATTTAATCTAAAGGACGCTAAATTAACAGCCGAAAAAGCTGCTAGGGCGAATGCTAAGAGTGTTGCGGAAACTACTGGACGAGGAACTATTGGATTTAAAACTAAACTTTCGATGTTCGGAGCAGGAGCACCGGCTTCTAGTTTATATCACGAACTAGGTCATCAGTTATTAAGTACTTTTAAAACCAGGGTTCCAGAAAGTTTTGATAAATACAAAACTAGAGTTGTTTCATTATTTGATGGAGATAATGATGATGTGGCTCAAGCTATTGATGCTCTACCGGGCGCTAATTATAAGAGTGCTGATATAGCTTATGGTAGAAGTTATAAAATAGGAGCACTATCATCTCAACAAACAGCTCTTCTCAGAGAGCAAAAGCCAGAAAATCAAGAATTACTAACCAGATCGATGGACATTAGACGGGCTGCTGATGCTGTAACAACAGCAAAACCATTTAAGACTCTGAATCCTGTTGTTAATTCTACACTAAAAATGCTTGGCGTAGAGGACTCTAGAATCAATAAATTAGAGGATATGGGTAAAGAGGAATTTTTAACAACATTATTACAGAATTATCCAATATTAGATAGTAATCTTAATGGCATACTACAATCAACATTAGATGAATTATTTGCTGCTGGTGGAGTACAAAGACAAAAATTTAATATAGGTGGCGTTGTAGACAAACCAAAATTTAGTACTAAAGAAGATTGGATAGAAGAATTTAAGCGCAAGGATAGAACTAATAATACATCATCGTTCGATACTGCTGGCAACTTATTGCCTCATATAAACGATTGGATAGAAGAAGAACTCAAAAGTAAAACAGAATCTAGTTCTCTTGAAGATATATCAGAGGATCCTTTATTAGATAAATTAATAAAAAAGAAACAATCTGGAATTTTTGGAAAGGCTGGTATAAGATCTTCTGGATCGGAAGTTATTGCAACGTACTTTAAAAACTCTGATAGATCAGGCTCCGTAACAGCTAAAAAATTAGGAGATAATATTTTTTCTGTAGGTTTATCTGGAGCTACTGGTGGATTTGGTCCTTATCTGTACGAATTGGTTATAGAAAAGGTTAGCCAATTAGGGGGTATGCTAACACCTGACAGAAATATGGTGAGTCAAGACGCTCAAAGATATTGGGCAAATGCTTTCGCAAGATCTTCTATTAAAAAGACGCCATTAGATCCTAAATATTGGGTTAAAAATAATTCATTATTAGATCCTAAATTATATGGAAAACCAGAAACTTGGCCACCAGCTAATGATCCTGCTTGGATATTACAAAGTGGATACAGCAAAAACTCTCAACAGTTTATTAATGATCCAGATGTAGTGGATCTCAACGATCCTAAATATTCCAAGTTTATACAGATGCAACAGGCTAGTTTCTTGTCTAGAAACATGGGTGGTCCTATTGGTAGATTCTCCGGTGGCGGTGTTGCTGCTATGGTTAGTAACGGAGAGGGTTTTGTTCCTCCCACAGTAGCTAAAAAAATAGGATATGCAAAATTAGACAGAATAAATCAAGCTGATCGTAATGGTATGAGAGGTTTTTCTGGCGGTGGTGGCATAAGCGTATTCAAGGGTCCGGGTAGCGGAACCAGTGATAGTATTGGTCCGATTAGTTTGCCTACTGGTGGTTATGTTATCAGAAAAGGAGCTATGGATGCTCTGGGATTTAGTAGAGGAGGAAACATTGGAATTAGAAAGTTTGCTAGCGGATCTACAGGAGGAATATCAGATATTGGAGAGAAAGGTAAAGAATTACAAGACAAACGATTCTTGTTAGAGTCAAAGCGAGCAAAACGTCTACAACTAGAACAACAAAGAACCGCTGCTAGTACTCCAGAAGAAAAACAAAAGATAACAGATGAAATGGAATCTGTAGTACAAGACATTTCTCAATTGGAAATTATAGTTAATGGTATAGAAACCGAGTTTAATAGTTTAACAGATGCTATCAACGCCTTTGAGTCAGACATAGCTGAAACTGGTAAAGTGCTAAGAGACTCTATTAGAGCAGAATTTGAAGCCATAACAGGAAGAAAACCTAGCGACTCTAAAGTGGAAGAAATCTTACAAGAGGTCACAAGAACAGGTGGAAAGGCAAGGTTAGATACAGGAGATGATATAACAGTTAATCCTCGGTATCTACAAGATATAGAAAATAATAAAAAAAATTTAGCGAGCAGAGTGAGTGAAAGAGATAAAGGATTTGGTAAAGCTAAAGATATGGAAGACTTCAATATCTCGGCTAGAGATTTTATATCTCAAAAACAATCAGAATTATCATCAGAACAAAAAAATAAATCTGAACTAGAATCTAGAGCTTCTACTGCTACTGGCGGAGAAGCAATATTGCTTAACGACCAAATAAAAACAAGTGCTCAAAAAATAGTAGAGTTAAATGCCGCTATAGAGGCTGCCGAAGGGTCTTATTCTGGCGTTGCTGCTCAGGTTTCTACCGCTTCGAAATTGGAAGCCGATGCTCAAGATAAAGTGAGACAAGCAGAGCAGAATCTGTTGAACTCATTAAGAGCTAGGGTTACTGATTGGGAAAATTTAAGCGATAAAAACAAAGCTAAAGCAATAGAACAAGTACGCAATACTGGACAAATTACTGATAAAAGTGGTAAGACTCAATCTTTCGACATTAGTGAAGTTCAAGAAGCAGACAGAGCTTTGGAACTCGCTAGAGCAGAAAAAGAGCGAGCTGAAAATAAAAAAGAAACTCTATATCCATCAAAACCGTCAGCTACTCAAACCGACCCAAGAATTCTGGCCGAACAACAAAAATTATCAGATAATGCATTTTTTGAATACAGAGCACAAACAGACGGAACAAATGTTAGAGCGGTTAAGTTAGGAATAGCAAAAGAACTAGGTAGGGCGCGATTTGAAGCATCAGGAGCTCAATTTGAGGGTAGAAAAGCAGAAGCTTCTAATAAATTATTTTTACAACAAGATACTCTTAAAAATTTAGCTCAAACAAGAGCAAAGGCCCAAGCAACCATTACTAGTAGTGGAGGAACTGCTGAGGAAAAACAAGCGGCAACCGTAGAGTTAGCATCAATTAATCAAAGACTAGCAGCAGAAACAGATAACATAGTTCAGCAAATGGTTGAGCTAAATCCAACGCTTGGTGACTCCGAAGAAAAAATGAAAGAGCTAAGAGCATCAGCAGAAACAGTAGCAGAAAGTTTAGGTTCAGGCGATCTAGCCGCTGCTCAAAAAGCATTTACAGACGCTATAGGATCAGCTCCTGAAGGGGCGGATGCTCTCAGGGTCGCTATGCTTAATACTGCGAAAAAATTGGGCATATCTGTTGATCTTTTAGAAAGAGAATTTGGAGAGGCTGGAGATAGTGCGAAAGAGGTCGCTAGACAGAGCTTTGTTCAGAGCAGAGAAGGTCAAAGGTTCGGCGCTCTTGCTCAATTTGCGCCAGGTATGCTTGGCAAATTCTCAGAAAGTAGGGGTGGTAGAGTTCTTGGCGCTGGAGCAGATTTTATCAGCGGTAAAGGTGGTAGATTTAGTCAAGCTTTTGCTAATGTTGGAGGAATAGCTGGCGTTGGGGCTGGAGCAACATTAATAGCAGATCAATTACAACAAGGTCTTAAAAATTACGCGCCAGCACTATCTTCCAACGTTAATGTTGCTGGTGCTGTTGGAGCTTTGGGTGGTGCTGGCACAGGAGCTGCTAGTGGCGCTGTGCTTGGCGCTCAAATTGCTGGCCCGGTTGGTGCTTTGGTTGCTGGAATTGGAGGAGCTGTTATTGGTGGTATTCAAGGCTTCTTTAGTGCTAAAAATCAACAAATACTAATTAATGCTTTGGAAAAAATAGCATCAACTACTGGCGAACTGGATATTGCTCTTAAAAATTTGGCCCAAACAGCTAATGATGTTAACTTTAAAAATGCTCAAAAAGCATTTGGAGATGTTATCCAAGCTAGTGGTGATATTAGAAGTTTAGCTCTTGGTAGCTCTACACTAACTGCTGGAGACGCTGGAGGTATAGCTGGTACCGCTGTGGCTGGAGCAATTGGAGGCGCTGTTGCTGGAGCAATTGCTGGTAGTGTTGTGCCCGTAATAGGAACAGCTGTTGGTGCTGCGATAGGTGGAGCTATCGGCGGAATTGCTGGTGGATCATACGGATTTTTTAATCGACCCAGCGCAGCACAAAGACAAGAAGCTCTTGGGGCTTTGGTAAATCAGGCAGGAAAACAACAGGATATCGCATCAAGATTTGCTGAGCGAGACCTTGGAAAATTGAATGTTGATCAACTAATGAAATTATATGATGAGCTTAACGCTGGAACTAGCGAATTTAATCCTATAGCTCAACAATATGTTGATTCTATGTTAGCCGCCGCCGCAGCTGCTCAACAAGCAAAAACAGGAAGCGACGTTTTAACCGCTGCTCAAAAACAAGAAATCACAACCACGGCTCTAAACACAGCTGCTCTAGATTCATATATGAGAGCTAGAAAAGAAGCTGGAGCAACCGATGAACAAATTAGTAAAGAGATTAATGCTGATAGAGCTCAAGCAATAAAAATTGGGCAATATTATAATGATGAAAATGCTAAATTATTAGCTAAACAAGCTGCTCTAGCCAAAGCTACTCAAGTTTTAGCTAATGAATTTTCTAATCTGGATGATGTGTTCAATAGAGTGGGTAGTTTTACAGACAGATTTAAAGCTGAGCTTGAACAACTAGATGTTGATATTCAGGCCAGAGTTGGTGATCTTACTGGAAAATCAGAGGTTCAAAAAAGCGATAGAAAATTTGAAAGAGTTTTAAGTAATATATCAGCATATTCTCCAGAAGAAGTATCTCAAGCAGCTAATTTTGCAGCAACTCTTGGCGGCGGTGGAGAGCAAGCTGTTGCATTAGCCAACACCGCTAATTTAGCTAGAGTATTTCAAAATCAATTACCACAGCTTATAAAAGCTTCCGCAGACTTTGCGGGAGATGATCGGGAAGATGTTCGTGGGCGCGAGGGAGTAGTGGCCGAATTACAAAGGCAATTAACTGCTGCTGTTGCAAGACCAGATAGGACGGTATCTACTGGAGCGCAAACAGCGATTAAGGAAATTATGGATCAGGCAAGAGGAGAGCTTGACAGCGGCAAGCCTGTTGATGCTAGTAATTTTGAAAAACTAAGCACAACGCTAAATAATGGTGCGCAGCAATTACAGAAATTTGTATCAACATATTATGATTTATTAGATAAAGCTATTCAATATCAGAATCAGTATAACACGCTAATCTCACAATCTGCCGAAGCTCTTAGAAAAGCTAATATAGTTGGAATCTCAGCAGAATTAGACTTAGCAAAAGTGTTTGACAGAGACTTATCGCTAGACCAATTAAATGCTCCGTTTGAGGCGGGCATCAGAGATCTTACGTCATCTCTTGTTGCTGGTGGATCAACAGATCCACAAGAAATAGCTGGCGCTATACAAGATAAGCAGGCAGAATTAGTGCAAAAACGAGGACAAAGACAGGGAATACAGGATCAAATTGCTGCTCTTGGAGCTGCAAATCCACAAAATGAAGTAGAATTTGAAAGATTACAAGCTGAAACTAAGGCACTAATCAATGAAGAAGGAGATCTTTCGCGAGCTATTAATGATGGTTCGCAAGCGCTAGATCAATTAGCTTCTGACGGAACGCGAGCATCCAATGCTCTTAGCAAGATCGCCGCACAAAGAGAAAGAAGCAAGGCCGTTGGAGATCTGACAGAAAAACTACTAACTGGTAGCGCCGCTGATGTTCAGGAAACACAGTTTAGAGCCGCTGGTTTAAGAGCGGCTCTTGCTAATCCTACCAAGCTACAAAGTAGACAAACTAGACAAGATGCTTTTGGTGGTTTAGCTGATCTACAAGGCATATTAAAACCAGAACAGTTTAATAAAATAAGAGCTGATTTATTAGAAGGCAGTCTTAAGGCACAAGGTATAAAACTTACGGACGAGCTTATTAGCGGCACAAGCTGGGAAGAAGTCTTAGCAGATATTAGGGGTCAAGATAATCAAGAAGATCCTCAGGTACAGGCCTATAGAGATGCTATACAGGCTCAAAAAACTGCCGGAGAAAAAATTGCGGAATCAATTAGAAAAGCTGCTGAACAATTAAAAATACCCGATCCAAAACAGGTTGATTTCAATGAGTCAGTAAAGGGTATAGATGAATTTTTCAGAAGAATGAATAGCGACTATCCAACTATAGTAGAAAGAGCATATGCTGCTGTTACAGCTGATTTAGAAAATATTAAAACAGCAGCAGAAGAAGCTAGAAAAAGAGATGCTGAAGCTGGAGTTGCTTCTCCTCCACCAAAACCCAGAGCAGAGCCGGAAGGAATAGACACAACAAAATCAGAATCATATAAAAGCAAAGTCGCTGGTTTATTTGGCGCGGAAGTTACTGGATACGGTGGAGCGGCTGTTGACGCAGCAGGCGCAGCAATAGTAGCAGGAGCAGCAGTAGAAGGGGGGAGGCGTATTTATAGGGCGACGGGGATACCACAAGCTAGAGCCGAAGCCGCTAAGGTTCGCGAGGTCGAAGCGGCCCAAAGAAAAGATAGAATAAAAGCCGAAACTAAGAGATTAAGAGCGGAAGATCCTAATCTTGGCAAAGAAGAAGCAAAAGCTAAAGCTGCTAGAACAGTTGATGAGCAGATTAAAGCAGAGAAAAGAAAAGGTGGTAGAAAACCTAGCACAAAAACCACCACGACCGGCCCTGCTCAAACAGCGCCGGCAGCGGCTCAGGCTACCGCAGCAGCCACCCAAAAACCAACCGCAACATCTGGACCACCAAGAAGACAACCGGGCGCACCCGCGACAACACCGCAACCATCCCCGCCAAGAAGAGGTCAAGCGCCTACCACAACAGTACCAGCAGCGGCTCAAGCTACCGCGGCAGCAACAGCCGCGCCGCCGGCTGCGGCAGCGCCAGCGGCGACCCAAACCGTAGCAACGCCAGCCGCGACTCAAGCCACAGCGGCAGCCGCCCAGACTAAGCCAGCAACATCTGCACCACCAACAGGAAAACGCAGAGCACAAGGGCCACCATCTAAATTGCCACAACCTAAACCATCGGTTAAAGGCGGTAGGGGTGTAAAATTCCGCGGTCGCGCCGGTAGAGCGGCTGGTGTTGCTGGACTAGCGGTATTGGGCTTAGCCGCATACGGCGGCTACAGATATATAGCAGATGAGAGAAAAAGATTAGAAGAGGAGAAGAAATATAGTGATGACGCTTTAGCCCAATTAACTTTGGAGGCGCAAGAGGTTGGATTAGACACCTCTTCGCCAGAGGCTAAGCAACAACTTGCTGACATAAATGCTGCGGCTATAACAGCAGGAAAATCAGCTGCTCAATCTCCGGAGTTTATGGCTCAGGATAAAGCGATTAGAGAAGATAAAACATTAACAGAAGACGAAAGAAAGAAAAAACTACAAGAGTTGGCTGATTCGGCTTATGAGCAAGATCAAAGAGTTAGAGATATTGGTATAACATCTTTACAATTACAGCAACAAGGTGCTACCGGAACTCCAGCAGAAATACAGGCTCAAGCAAGAGCAATTACAGAATTAAGTGCTCAAGGAAAAACAGAAGAAGCTCAAGCATTATTTGATGAAACACTAGGCATTGCGCCAGTGAAACAAGAACCCTCCGATTCAACATCAACAACAGCGGCCTCGTCATCTACTAGTCAAGGCACAGCGTCTACATCAACAGAATCAGAAGCTGGTAGAATAGCCGCTGAAACTTTAGCTATGTCAGAAGCTGTAATGAACATAACCAACGCCACCCTTAATATAGAAAATCTATCTAGTAATGGGTTACCAACTATACCTTTTGGTTCTCAGCAACTCACACCACAAGCGCTAACGCCGCAAGCGCTAACAGCGCAGGTCTTATCTAATTCAGGATTTGTTCCACAGCCAGAAGTATCGGTTGTTAAGCCAGAACCAGTCGATATGTTTGCTGGCGCAAGCGAAAGATCTGCGGCCGAAGCAGAAGCAGAAAAGCAAAGATTAAATGCTGAAGAAAGAGATATTCAGCAACAAACAACTCAAGGCGTAGTAGACACGGGAACGTCTCTAGCGTCTTATACAGCGGCAACAGCAGCTCTAACACCTGTGGTTGGTCAAGGTGCCGCTGTTAGGGGTAGTGGTTTGCAACTTGGTGTTGGATTAGCAAGAACAGGACTAGACGCACTAGGAGTTCCTGAGGCGATAGGTGAACGAGGAACTACCGGTAGAGAGGTTTATGAAACAGGCGCAGATCTTGCTACTGCTGGAGCCGTATTGGCTGGAGGAGCGCCAGGAATAGCTATTAATACTGCTGCTGATGCATTTTACACAGGAGCCGAATTGATAAGAGATCCTAGGGGCAAAGTGAAGCAATGGGATGAGTCCACCACTCAATTAGATAATATCGAGAACGCTGGATTAGTAATGGGAAGTTTACAAAACGCCTCTGCTGGATTCACCAGACCAATAGACACTATAGGGCAAGGGGTGACTCAAACAGTAGGATTAATGAAAGACACAGCCCATATGGTGGATACAGCATTAGCCGCAGCCAGAGCAGAAAGCAGAGCGTCTGAGGCAATATCTGGCTCTTTCAGCGAGAGAGGAGCATCCGCCGGTGTTGATGTGTCTGCTGTTTCCAAACTAACGGAGACAGACGGTGTAGGCAGTATTGGCTTAGCAAAAGATATAGCGTATGCTGATACGCAAATTCAAATTTTAGAAGATCTATTAACAAGAGGTTTTGACTTACAGCAAGTGTCTCAACTAGCAGAAGGCACGGATATAGGACTAGCTAAACTAGATTTACAACAGCTAGAAACAGGTTTTGGCATAGATACTTTGGAAGAGCTTATAGCTAAACGTAAAGAGACCAGAGCCGGGTTTGCAAAAGACGCAGAACGACTACCCTCCGGTAAGAAAGACCTATTCAACCAAGCAACCTCACAGATCACAGACTTATATCTAGCAGAATCTAGGACCGAAATGGACAGATTAGGACTGTCTGCTCCACAACCACAATCTGAAGCTCAGGCTCAAGCGTCATCTCAACTTATGGATGCTTCGCTAATATTTAGTTCAATTGATCCAAACATACTATTGAATATAGGAGTAATTATAGCACAAGGATTTGCTGCTGTTGTTCAACAGTTATTTCCTCAAAAAGATCAACAAAAACCATCGTCTCAACTTGGTCAACAAGCTTCCGAAGCCTCCACAGAGAACAGTGATCCACAAGCTATTAGCGCTATAGAAGATATGGCGACCAAAGCAACAAAACCAGGTAGCATATACACCCATGACACTCGCGCAGAAGCACTATTACAACAACTAGTTAATAATAATTCATCGTCTACTTCAACACCAGATGTAACCAAACCAGAAACAGCCGAACCGACAAATTTAAATGATGCTGTTATAGAAGCTAATAAACAAATGCTTCAAGCTCGCGGCAAAATAACAGAATATAACCAAGGCCTTCAAGGAGCCCCAGAAGATATTCAAGCTTATCAAGATGCTAAAGCTAAACTAGAAGGTTTACAAGCTATGCAGGCTCAACGACAACAGCTTGCTCTAAAATCTCCAACACCACCCTCGACACAAGCGATTACAACTAACGACAAAAAACCATCCGATCAAATAACACAGACAGCACCAACACAACAAACACCAGCGGTCACAGAATCACAAGCTAGAATAGCGGAACAGCCAGTCGTTGATAACCCATTGGGTATAACCAGAGTATCGGAAGATTCTGAGCAATCCACGCCAACAATTACTAGCAAACCTATGAATCGCAGACAATCTATGTTAGCTCAAAGGAGAGCAAATTATTTACAAAATAAAGAATCTAGAAGACAAGCTTATCTGGCTACTTTATCACCAGAACGTAGAGCGAAAATAGCAGAGGCGGAAAAAAAGAAACAAGATGCCGAACTCTTGAGAGCGAGAAAATTAGAACTAAAACAGAGCGCTGGAGAAAAATTAACCAAACCTCAGCAACAATTAGTTGATAAATATAAGCCTCAAATAGAAATGGAAGCTAGAAAAATAGAAGAAGCTTCTAATACGTCTGCTGAAGAAACACAATCTAACGTTGCAGATATTGGTACTGATAGAATAGATTTTGCTCTTGGTGGCGGAGATATTGATCAAGCAATAGCAATTCAACAAAGAGCAGATGCTGCTAGAAAAGAAAGAGAAGAAGCCGGTAAAGCACGAGCTCAACAAGTTTTAGCAAATAATGCCGTTCCAGTATCACCAACTCAAGGCGCTCCAACAACAAATTTTGCAGCCTCCTCAGCTGGTGGACCATCGATGCAGAACTTGGGCGCTCAACCAATTAACACAGCTTTCCTCAACAATGTTACTGCTGCTGAAACCGGCGTTCAACAAACACAACAAACTGGTGGTCCAGATAACTCATTAATATATAGTTTAAGTTTAGATGACAAATCTACAGAAATCCTAAATTCATTTAATAAAACACTAAGTGAAACATTGGGCGGTTTTGGTCAAAATTTTGAAAATTATATATCTAGATTAGAGAGCTTAACATTTACTCATAAGCTAGAAGGTGAATATAATATTAATGTAAACTTTACTGGAGAAGCACCGCTAAAGGCATTAAATGACACCATGAAGCAATTAGCGGAGGATCTAGTAATGCCAGAGATTGAGAAATTAAGAGGAGAAATTAAAAATGCTGGTATGGACCTAAGAACAAGAGGTTCACCAGGAGGATAAGCATAACATATGACATACAACCCGTTGCTAAAATTATACTACTTAAAAAATGGAGAATCTCCAAACAGCGGTAACAGGCTTTTACCAGCTCCTCAGATAAGCATTAATCCAGAGTTTGTGTATGCAAATGACACTATTATTGGATATACTTATAATGTGACTCTTACTGGTTACGCAACATCATTGGATTTATCTAAGCCAATTGATCCAAATAATACGCCAGATTTTGATGATGTATTAGAATCTATACAAAAAGTTAAAAATATCTTTAATGGCAATGGTGGAAAGCTTTTTGCTAATAATCAAAATGGTCAAGTGCTGTTTGAGCTAACAGGAGCCACAATTAGAGGTATAAATTTTCAGGAGTCTGCTAATAATTGGGTAAATTTTGCGGAATACACAATCGAGTTAGAATTTAACGAAATCAAACTCGGAGATTGCTCTGGTTCTGGTATAAGTATAAATTGTGGCCAGATACCTCAAGGTATTACTGATTCACCAGAACTAATTGATATGAAAACATATAAGGTTAAAAGTTTTAATGACTCGTGGAATTTTTCGTTGGACGATAACATATATAATACGGACGGCTCTGTTAGAAACGAACACTTCAATATATCATATACAATAAACGTTACTGGAAAACACTATTTTAATCAGAATAGAGATCTTTTACCGGCATGGGAACAAGCGAAAAACTTTGCCGAGTTTAAGCTACATCAACAGGTTAACAGATTAAATACAGGGATTCTGAGACGAACAGGATCAAGCAGCGGCTGCTCAACAGATGGCACACTATCATCTATTTTTAGAGCAGGGCCGCCTGGGCTAATAGATGGTTTAGCGGACGCAAATTACAAGATATACAATGAAAAAGTTTCATGTTCAACAAGTGAGGGCGCCGGAACATTTTCTTTAGAATATACAGCTATTCTTAAAAGATATAGTTTTTCACAATACTCTGATCCATCTACTATACACACTTATTCCACAACAAAAGATGCTACAGATGATGGATTTCAAAAAAACACAACCATATCCGTAAACGGATCAATACAAGGACTACTGGAGGGAGGAATAGTAAAATCTCCATCGGTTATTAGCTTTCCAGCAAACGGATCTGTTATAATATCAGTACCAAATAATACTAACACAAATAAATATTCTAATGCTAAAATAACCTTTGATCTTATATCTGATGGAAAGTCTCTAAATCAGGATTTTGCTCAATTTCTTGGCGTTTCCAATCAAGCTCTTGGAGTTAGCGGCGCTTGTATCGATCCCAGTGGCGCGCCGATAAAATCTTCTACTTTTAATGTTACTCATGATTATAGTACTGGATCTATAAATTATTCGACACAATACGATACTACTTCTGCTTGTGCTGATCTTAACAGATACCAAAGTGTAACAATAAATGTGCAAGAAAAAACACCGATAACAGCAGAATTTATAGTTCCCGGAAGATCTGCTGGTCCAATAATACAAAAAATAAACGCTAACAATCCAAAGAGAATTACACTATCAATAACAGGATCAAATCCGCCTTCTGATTGTTGCGCATCTATAGATTCACTTATTGGTTCTGGTTGCGATGGATCTCTTAATATTAGCGGCCTTCCTCCGGCCGAAATTGCTGGTACTATTTTAGTACGCAATTCTTCTGATTTTGGTACAGATGGCACATACAGTATAAATAGAGAATATATTGTTTGTGATAATTAATAGGATATAAATTATGACTAAAATATACTACGGTCCTGAATCGAATTTTTCTTCTCAGTATGAGATAACGCCATCACCGAAGGTTAGTATAAGCGTGCAGTATTCTTATGCTAATGATTCTATCATTGGATACTCATATATATTGTCGCTGAATGGCTACGCTATGCTAAACACTAACAATAGTTACAGAGGCGTATCAAGAGTATTGTCTTCAATTAAAAATATACAGAAGATACTATCTAGAAATGGGGGTGTGCTAGCAATTCTAAAAAATGAGAATGAAGGACCACCTATTTTACAAGCAAAAGGCGGCATTTTACGATCACTATCTTTTGACAACAGCGAAAATAACTGGACAGCGTATGCGCCATTCACAGCTGAAATAGAATTTAATGAATTAGATATTCTAGATGAAGAGTTTACATGCTCTAATATTTATATAAATAATTCATCTCATTCATCTAATTTAGTAGACATCAAAAAATTTAAAATCAAAGAATTTACAGACTCTTGGAATCTTAGTATAGAAGACGAATCATTTAATTTTCATGATACTCCATTAGAAATAAATAATTCTGTAATGAGATTAAATTATAGCATATCAGCAACTGGTAAAAATTATTTTATAAACAATAATTTATCTCCAGCATGGCTACAAGCTAAAAATTTTGCTCAAGATAGACTATATAAAAAAGTTAGATCTATTATTAATAGCTTAAAAATCTCAGGAACATCGTGCTCGCCATCTGATTCATTGTCTTCTATACATTCTGACGGACCGGGAATTCTAGGAGAAATAGCGGAGTCCTACAATATTTTTAACGAAACCTTAACTTGTGAAACCTCAGAGTCAGACGGCTCATTCAGCTTAAATTATTCTGCATTATTAAAAAACAATACATCATCCAACTATACCAGTCCAGAAATTATACATACAATAAATAAAGCATATAATACTTCCAGAAATGGAAATAAAAATAATATTACAATAACAGTAAATGGAACTATAGAAGGTCTGTGTCCTGGCGGTATTGTGCAAAATCTAGGCAACTTTATATTACCAAGCTCTGGCTCCTTATTGCAAGGAGGATCTAGCGGCGTAAAAATTACTAATGCTAAAAGTTTTTTATCTAATATCATTATTAATGATGATCTGGTCGAAGATCTTAAGAATTTGCTAGAAATAAATGCAACTTCTTTAGAGATTCCAATAGAAGATTGTTCTGATGGATCAATTAAAGCATCGTCATTTAACTTGACAACTAATTTTATGACTGGTATAATAGAATATTCATGCACCTATGATAGTAATAAATGCGTAAAAAAAGAATCAAATAGCACAACAAGTAATATAAAAATAGCCGTTGAAGAACCAGCCGATATAATAGCAGAATTTATTATTCCTAATGGAGACTTTACAATACAAAAACTAGGAACAGTATCAGCTAAACGAATAACGGTAACAGCAGATATTATTAAGCCAAGGGAGTGCTGTCCGGTCAGCCAAGGATCAGTCATACTTGATAAAATTATTCAGTTTAAGAATACGGATATGTCAGCAATTTTTCCAGAAATAACTTTTCCAGACGAGACATTGTACACGCTTACAGCAAAAGAGTATAGTCACAACCCGATAGATGGAACCTATAATATGACTTTATCATATATATGTGATAAAGCATGTAATTTATTAGAGTCTTAAAATTATGAACAACACTAACTGCGTACAACCAATTTTGACAGCGCCAATCAAATTTTTAGGGGCAACCGTACTATCATTTTCTTCTAGTCTTGGTCTAGGATCTCAAGAAAGCTCAATTAGTGTTGATTTAGTCGAGGATTGCGACGAGACTGCTCCGGATAATTTTTTACCTAAATCAGGATCCGTTATAGTTGGCGATCCAGTATTCTTCCCATCTTTTGCTCCAGCTAATTTTAAATATACTTTCGGTGGAGTTCTTACTAATTGGACAATGAATCAAAATAGTGGCGGTCTTGTTTATAATGTCAAAGTTACAGACCCAAGACAGTTATTGGAAAATGTGGCCGTTGTTGTAGATGGTTCTTTGATGCCTCCTATTCAAGCTAATAATTATATTAACGTTTATGCAGCATATGAGGGATCTGTTGCTGGTGGAAACTGTAATAATTTTGGATCATCATTAAGCAATGAAAGAGGTATGCCGTACTCGTATATTGTAGATAAACTTATCCAGATGAATCCTGTTATTAAATCGCCAACAGGCGCAGTATATAGTTTAAACTGGGCAGACTTTCCACCGGCCCCATCCTATTACAGGGTCGCTGGTCCTCAAACAGTATTACAATTACTACAAGATGTTTGTGATGTTCGTGGTTTAGAATTTTATGTTTATTTACAATTACCTAATATTATTAGAATTGGAACTATAGATCTAAAAATTCAACCAACCAGTTTTGGTAACATAATAGCCGCTTTTGATGGTAGCGCAACAGATTTAAGTTATGGTCAAGAACTTAGAAATGAAAGAACAAAAAGTATTTTATTTGGAGAACAAGTACATTATCTTACTTATGTAGATTGTTTTAATCATTTCTTTGGAGAAGAACAAAATCTTAATACCGGAGAAATGCAACCAGTAGTACCAATAGCAGTAAATGATGATGGTACTAACTTTGTTATTGAAAAAAGAATAACAGAATTAAATTTAGGATTATATGAACCAATAGATGGAGATGGACCATACAGAATCAGCGAAATTCAAATCAGAGCCGCTATGGCTAGTAGAGAAGCTTGGGAAAGAATTGTAATGGACAAAGATTTAGAAAATAATCCTAATGATTTAGCAACTAAGATTAGAAATAAATTTGCTGGTCAGGATGCTAATCTCAAAGAAGCTATAGAAGGTGTTTTTAATAGTAATCAATTGCACCCTGAACATAAATATGAAGAATTAATGAGAATAAGATTCAATGCAAATAGCGCAGCAGCTAAAAGAGGAAAATTTAAATCAGATGAGGATCTAAATAAGATACATGAATTTGTTGCTAATTTAGGTAATACATTCTATGGCAAACAATTCATAGCAAAACTCAATGAAAAAATATGTTATTTTAAAGATCCAGAACATCCCTTTGGAGAAAAAATATTTAGTAGCATACCCACAAATGCTGGTGGATGGTATCAGGAAGGTGGTCCGGTTTTAGGTTTATCTGATCCTGATCTTGGCGTATTTAGATCAGAAGACAATAGAGTAGTGTGTTTTGGAGTATTCAATATAGAGGGTTCATCAGAAGAGCCTGAGGATGATGGGCAGCCAGATGAGGTTAATCCGCCGTCTGGTGGCGGTGGAAGTAGCGAGACAGAAAATCCACCGGGTTAATTTTTAAAAAGAAAGAATTATTATGCCAGGCATTAATTGTGGAAAATTAGACTTTACAGAAATACCTCTGGAAGATCTATATGCTAATGCTAATAATGTTTGGGTAAAAGCAGAGGTAGAGGAAAAAATATATATTATTAATGATAGGCCATATGTAGTTATCAAATTTCCTAATAAATGCTCCGCCACAGTTTGCGATGATCAACAAGACCTGTCCCAGCCTCTTGCTTTTATGTTGTCTAACCACCTAAGTTACTCGGAGGCGACAACACAAATAGCTCCTGGCGAATGTATTCAAAGCAAAACAAAAGCTATGTCTTTGACTCAAGAAGACAAAGATAAACTAACTAAATCTCAAAATGGTTTAGACGTACCGAGCGTGAATATAGATGCTTATACTACCCCTGCTGTTGTACCAGCAGCAGTTATAGTTCCTATGAAAAGTAATATTTTTACATACGGACCATATATATCTACTAATTTTTGGGGCAGTAGTGGTGGAACAACAGCTCAAGTAAATACAGATTTAGCACCTTGGGTTTTTGGTAGTAAAGAATTAATGGATGGCATAGCTCAAGGAATAGTGGAAGAACAAAACACCGGCTTAATAAGAGCAGAAACTGGTTCTGTTACTGTGCCTAGTGTTCCAGGAACGATATCTCTTAATGGTTCATCAATAGATATCACAAGAATAGGTTTGGCTTTGGGTTCGGCTGGACCAACCTTATCTAATGTTAATTTTTCATTCGGGTCCAGCGGAGTCTCAACAACGTATGAGTTTAGAACATATACTCCTAAATTTGGCTCATTAAGTAAACACTATATTGATAGAGTTAAAAAAATTGCTCAAAATAGAAATGAAATTATAAAATTTTTACGAGGCCAACAAATCAATCAGCATAGAATTAACTCTAGAGCCGCTTTATTTGGTGGAGGTAGGCAAAATAATAGACCGCCAAATAGAGGTCGTCATCAAGCTAATAGTCTAGGATCGGTATTGACTGGAATGCTTTATGATTTTAGAAAAACAACCGGTGATATTTATGGACAAGTATCTAATGTTGGAACAACCAGCCTATGTAAATCTATTTCCGAAATGCGTTATAATTATGAGAAAAAAGCTTTTATAAGTATAGATGGTTTATATAGTCCTGTTTCCATAAGTGGTGATGGAGAGTTACCACAATACGTTCAAGCATTTGAAGAAAGAAATCATAAAAGCTCTCCGATTCAGGCTCAACCACCATTCACACTAGGAGATTGCAACAACCCTCCCGTCCCAACTGGTCATGAAGTATACAATCTGAATATAAATAATTTATATTTAAATCCATTAAGTAATCCATCAACCATACCACATTATTCTGGAGAGCATTTGGGTCATTCGATATCTCTTGTTGGAAGAGAAACAGGCGTTCCAGAAAGTGGTATTCAAACACATTTCTATGAAAATGACGATAGCTCAAAGTATAGCGACGATTATAGATTCTTAGGTATGCGTGGACCTCTAGTATTACACTCATGGGGCTATGATGTTGACGGAAAACCAATCCCTAATTCGATAGACGAAGACAGTTCTGCTAAATCTGGAATATTTAAAGGTCAAGGTGATTTCAACGAATCTCAAGGATTAACGGATAGGTTCTTGGAAGACTGGCTTCAAAAACCGGCAACATGGCCAGTTGGCCCAGTTGACCTTAGATTTGATAGAGAACGAGGAGTCTGGGTTACCCCACAACCATTCAAGATAGTTACTGCTAGAGTTATTAAAAAAGTATCTAGTTATGGAGAAGGTGTTGGTAGCATTATTAACAAAAAAACATCTAAAAGATATGGTAGAAAATTATATGATGCTGATGGAGTAGAAATAGCAGAAGAAGACGAGTGCTCTGGATCGGGTGGTGGAGGAACACAAGACTCTGATGGATCTAAGGAGTGGGTACTAGTTAATGTTGGTTCCTGCGATGAACAATGGTATTGCTGCTCAACAAATGTTGAAGGATGTTTTGAGTGCTTAAGTAGTTCAGATCCTAATAGTTGTGGTTCCGGAGGCAGCTTTAGCGGACCATATACGTCGCTAAACGAATGCCAACAAGCCTGTCCATGTGATAATGGTCCTACGCCTACGCCCACAACAGACCCAAACACAATAGATGTTGTAACTAGTGTTTCTTTATCTCTCAATGGATCAAATCTAGTACTAAATTATACAACCGCAAAAATTAGAGTGGCTGAAGTAATATCTTCCGGAAATAGTAACCAAAGCTCGGTACCTGTTACTGATTGCTCAGAAAATCCACCATCAGAAACCCCGACGGAAACACCTACGGAAACGCCTACGGAAACACCTACGGAAACACCTACATCAACGCCAACGCCAACACCTACACTAACGCCAACACCTACACTAACGCCGACACCCACATCAACACCAACACCCACTCCAACAGGGGATGGTGATAGTGGAGGAGATATACCAATAATTAAGCTGGTTGATAGAATAGGATCTAGTTATGATATTGATCAATTAGTATATGCATACTATGACACATATGCTCATGAATATATCGTTATTGGATCAGCTAATAGCTCAACAATAATGGCTTATGGATATTTAAATGATACAAGCTCATTGACTGTTGTTGGTTTTGCTGGCGGCTCGAACATTAATCAACAGAGCATAACCTTTGAAAATCCTCTTAAGCTAACCATTCCAGACTTAAATTCGTGCGGTTTGATCTATGCTGTTGCTGCCTATATGGATAAAACCCCACCAAATAATTAAAAAGATAATTAGAATGTGCTATCACTATCAAAAAATACGATTAACAATTAGTTAAGCTACTCTTCTTCTGGTAAATTGAGATCTACTCCATATGGATCATACGGCTCTGTCGGAGTGGGCGTGGGTGTTGGTGTGCAACAACACGCCTGATCTCCGGCCAGAGCGCCATCTATTTGGAGTATTTTACCATTCCAAAGATATAGCGGTGTCATTTTTTATCTTTAGTTGCGGTATATTTATGCCAACCCTTGTTTGGTAGATAATTGCCGTCATCATCTTTTCTTTTTGGAAAAAGAGTTCCACCCTTTTTGTGTTGACCAAAAGCTAGCACAGCTCCACAGTCAGAGCACCTAAGCTCATAGTAATCATTTCCATCAACATTCCTTACTATAAATCTTATATTCGTACTCCCACAGAGCCCACACTTTTCTTCTGCAAAAATTTCCTGAATCAGAGCGAGTTCCTTAAATATTTCTTTCTGGCCACTGCCTTCCAATTCAAATTCTAATTTATCACCAATTTTATATTTAACTTTCATAATTATAGCTCCTATTATGGGCTAAAATTATTTCCAATCAGAACTGTAGCCCTTCAATTCGTTTGGCACTGAGTTGGTTTGCTGAAAGTTTGTTAAATGCTGAACAACACTAACAGCTTTTTCGTGCTCTATATTATAGATATTCGAAGTATTTGGCGCAAGATTCTGTATTAGTTTTGTAATATTTACATCTAATCTTTTACCTAAAACATCGATAAAATTAATTTGATTGTTAGTAATTTTAGTTACCGCATCATGATCTGGATGATCATCAATATCTTTGGCTAATTCTTCGGCAGCTACTACTTTTCTTAGTTTAAGACCTCTCCTTAATGCCCTACCCTCGGCTCTAGTTTCTGCCACTGCTACTGGATGATTTCTGTATACTTTGTCACAATTACCCCAATATACGTCTGCCGCGCCGCTCACAGACCTTCTTTTAAATAATGGGTCATCTTCTCCATGATTTTTTAAAATATAAGTTAGCGAATGAACAACGGTTGCTCTTTTTTCATTATCAGGAGATGGCGATTGAACAACAGAAGAAGACGAATCTATAATCGAGCAATCTAATGCTACTTCAAAAATTCTTCTCAATCCGTCTGTTGTTGGATTTCCATTTATTTTTTCATCTTCCGATAAGAGAGATAATACGTGATCAGTCCAATCGATATCATTTGGGCTAATTTTTTTGTTATTAGTATCAACCGCAGATGATTGTGTTTCTATTATTTCCGACTTTTTAGATTTAGACATTTAATTAATCCTTAATAGTTGCTGTTTTAGTTTTATTAATTACACTAAGATCGTCAATAAATTTTTTTAGTTCCTGGTAAATCAACATGGCTCTACTTTTTGAAAAATCTCGGGCTTGTTGTATTCGTATCAGATACAAACCTTTACCTAAAATAAGTCCATTTTTTTTGTTGTCATATTTTTTGTTTTTATTTAAATTATCAGAACCCCAAACAGGTTCAAAATGAGACGGTCCGTCAACCTCTATTGCAAGATTTTTATCTGGTAAGAACAAATCTATCTGTAATTTTGTATTTGACAGCACCTGTTCCTTGTGGAATTCTACACGATATCCATCTGAAAGCAATCTGTTCAATAAATACTTTTCTAATTTTGATCCAATTTTACTTGTTAGTCTAACAGCATCATTAGCTTGTTTAAGTATATCCGCTTTTTTATCATCGGATAAATTTTCCCACTGTTGACGACTTTTTTCTTTTCTATTGTTAAGCTCGGTATTATCTAATTTTTCCCACGATTTCAAAACTCCAAGACCGATTTTTTCTTTTACGCTATCATTTCTATTTTTACCTTTTGTTGGATGTTTACTAGATCCAGTAGCAAGAGCATTACTTTGCGCTTCGCTTTTATTTCTTATTTTTATATTGAATTTTGTCGCATCACGACGTATTCTGTTACTGTACGTCTCAAGGTCTTTTGCTATGTCTGCAAAACTTTTTTTGTTGTCCTCGTATTCTGTTTTGATTATTTTTCTTTTTTCTTGTTCGCTTAAATTATCATACTTCATATAGCTCACCATCAATATTTTTTAAAATTGTTACATTTAGTATTTTATTTTTTAACGTATTATATTCAATCAATTCCTTGGCTGTGGTTATAATAAAAATATGACTCGATAGAATCTTATCTTTATTTAATAAATAGTCTTCTAGATTGGTAAAAACGATACCTCCTTTATAAAACCTCATATAGAAAGAAGATAAACTAGCACACCCCAGTTTGGCTCTAGCATTGTCGTCAACAAATACAAAGAAATCGTAATAACTATTTGTTTTATTCAAATATTGTCTAGTTGATAACACCAATGAAATACAGTCGTCATCAATATTACGGCAATATATTGCGAAAGATGAATTTTTCATATAAATATTGGTTTTAATGATAGGCCACTATTAATAGTTTTATTAAGCAACTCAAACAAAAAACAATTAGAATATTTTGCATTACTTAATATTGATTGTAAAAAAATGCAGCACTCTTTATTTAAATAGTAAATTTCTTCCAACCTATTCTGTAAATCAAATCCAAAATTTTTAATATATCCATCAATTATGAGTCCACCAGGCTTATCATAACTCGATCCGTCAGATTTGGCAAGTACAATCTGAGAGCACGAGTCCTGCATATCAATTTTTTTAATATGCTTTTTATTTATTTCTTTGTAACCATTAATTATCAAAGATTTTTGATCAAAAAGATGAGCTGCTTTGCTCAAAGATCCCGCAACTCCACAAGAAGCGTAATTGCTATTATAGATCGACACAATGCTGTTATCGTAATCGTACTCCAAGAATTCGACAAATTTTTTGCTATCAAAACCATGAATATAAATCAGTCTTAATTCGTCTCCAAAAATAGATCTTAAAGTTTCTTTTTGGTGCTGGAATAGATTTTTCTTTTTACCGTATGGTATTAAAGCTGGACACCCCCTACTCTTCATTCCTTTGCTATGTTTATCACCAAGTATTATGCAGTTCATATGAATATATAATTTTCATTTTGGCTCAATAGATTCTTTTTTTCTACCACATAGGAATACCGATATGTTGCTCCTGGAAAAAGCAGAGTGTCTTTGGATTCATTAGAGATGACATTGAACCCTTTAAGTTGACTGTAAACAATCTCGTTACCGGTTGACACAATACTATTAATGCTTTTTGTTGGGGAACTAATAGATAAAATAAATCTATATTTCTTATTTAAGTTGACAATATTATGTAATATATCTGCGTAGGATAATTCTTCTGTTACCATTGTCTGGATTCTCCACTCACACTCAAGACCACTTTCTGAAAGAAAGTTTTTTATAACATTATAACTAAATATAGCTGGTTTAGTATTATATCTAACAAAAATAATTTTATTTGGTTTTATAGATAATTCTCTAAAAGTATCAACCATACTATTTAGCTGATCGTTGTCAAAGTTATATAGATTTATCACACAGAGATATTGTATTTTATTTGTTTCGGAAACATATGCTACTCTCTGTTGTTTGTCTATAATATTTAGTTTTGTAAAAAATGGCTCTTCTCTGTAGCCTATGCATTTTTTGCTGTTTACAACATAGAATTCAAGCTCTTCATCGTAAGCTTCTATTATTTCCACATTATTATTTCTGTACTTATTAATGTAATCCAGATCGCAACCCGTTTGAGTTTTGTCGCTATACTGTGCAAAAACACACTTTTTGCAGCATGTGTGGATTGAATTTATGCTCATAGATAGTCCTCTTTTTTTAGCTTGTTTGGAGATGTTCTATAATCCTCACACATGATTTTATTATTTAGATGATTTTCAAGTATTTCAACTACTTTTTGTTTATCAATATGATGTATTACGCTATTGCTGACCACCAATTGATCTACAACATCCTTAATTAAGGATTGAATATTTGATGTTTCAAACAAATATGAATCATTAATTATGTTATTACATATATACCAAATAAAATCTCTCGTATTTAGTGAGGATGGGACTGACATTGATCCGTGATTGGTTTTTTGTTGAGGAGATGACCAAGGTAATTTACTACGGCTGGAGACAACACTAGTTATGCACTGATCCCAAACCTCATAAACATTATCCCATGTATATATATTATAGCATTTACTTTGTATGTTATTTGACCATTCTATTTTATATCGATCCGTCATAATGTTAAAAAAATTATATATTAAATCTAAAGTAAATTTATTATCCGGATATACTCTATCAGCATTAGTTTCAATTTCTCTAAAAATTCTTTCTACTGGTATTTTTATTCCAGATAAGTTATCAGCTATTTCTGACATTGCACTGTAGTCCACAGAAGCAAACGGTATTCCGCAAGCAGCAGCTTCAACCGCCGGCATACCAAACCCTTCTGCTATTGCGTATTGTAAATAGAAGTCAAATAAATTGTAAACAATATTTAGAGTTTTGGTATCGACGCCATAACTAACGCTTGGCATACTGGCTGTGTTTCCGCCACAACCGTCGCATTTTTTAACCGCCCCAACAAATTTTGATGGACTAAAATTTCCACAATTTCTACAAACATAAGAAAAATACACTTTGTCAAGTAACTCATATTCTAGTAATAATGTAGGAAAATTCCACCCCACCTCTTCTGGGTATGATGTGTGTAGATATAAGTATGTTTTATTATATTTATCTAGTTTATTTTCATCTTTTAATCTTTTAAGATAATCTCGAAAAATTTGCAAAATATCTGGAAACAGTTTTCTTTTTTGATTTCTCATTACTGTTCCTATTACATCCACATCTTCTTCACCAAAATATTTTTTTCTTAACTCTTTTTTATTATCTAATCTAAAGAACTCATTACTATTTATACCAGCATTAGCGGGTTTATCAAACAAAGAAATTTGATTTCCACAAGCGTCGGACAGAGTCTTCTTAGCCCACATGGTATACGGTATCACCGCATCGGCATTAGCGTAAGTATATAGCCATTCAATTTTTTGTGGAGCAGAGTCTACCATAGGCATTTGAATCCAATAAAAATACTTTCTAAGAGGATTCGTTTCTTGATAAGAATACATCCAATAATCTGTCCATGTCAACACAATATCTGGCTTAAAATCCAGAAGAGTTCTTGTAAATCTCCATGCTCCAAACTGATTTATTTTGTTTTCTGAGTAAGTTTTGTATCTTTCGTCTTTCGTATCAACAGCGTTAGGATAGGTTTTCCACGGTATTGTTTTTAATTTATCGGAGTTGGTCATAGCGTAACACGACAACTCTGCAACTTCGTACTTAGAGCTTTTGTGCATTCTTGACAATATTTCTTTGGCGTAGATTCCGTATCCGCTAGCCAAAAAACTTGCATCTGTTGCTACTAGAACTTTATATTTTTTCATAAATATATGATAATGGTATTCTATGTTCAATAATAGTGACGGGATACCCCTAGTAAGAGATATCCCGCCACCAATTGAATTATATTAATCTCGATCAGAACGCAACCGTTTCCTCGGCAGTCTCTGGATCGTTCTTAGCTGGCTTATCTTGTCTCTTTGACTTGACAATTTTGCCAAAATTATTTACCCTAACCTTAATAGTGCTGTGCTTAACACCATCCTTTTCCCAAGAGTCGTTACGAAGACTCCCCTCGACCATTACCAGATCACCCTTACTAAAAGATGAAGCAATAGCCTCAGCTCCGCTATCCCAAGCCTCGCACTGAATAAAAGAAGTTACTTTGTCGGTTGTTCCGTCGGCTTTTGTAAACTCCCTGTTAGTTGCAACTGTGAAGTTTACAACAGAAGTAGACTTGTTGCCGATATTTACTGTTCTTAGTTCCGGATCACGAGCAAGGTTACCCCTTAACATAACGATATTCATTAGATATCTCCTTTTAAAGTAAAAAACCAAATACCAACTAGCAATATTATATGTCGTTGGGTAGCGGAGGTCAAGTTCTAGCTACATATGCTTTTTCTACGATTAGGCCGTCGCCGCTTTTGCTTCTATCTCCAAATAATATAACGATATTTCCTTGGAATAACAAATTTTTATGTTTTTTATATTGTTCAGGAAAAAATATAACGTTATCAATGCTACCGGTCTGATCAGTTAAATTAACGAAACACATATCAGATCCTTTTGATTTTCCAGTCTTTGTTTTTGTAACATTAATATAATCTATTTCACCGCCTATTATAACGCTTTTTTGTTTTCCATTTTTAAAGTCTCTACAAGAACAATTGCACATACTTATGTCATAAAGATCTAGCTTTGAGCAAGTTATCGAGCACCCAAGGCAACTGTCTTCAACATCTGCTATCCATTCCGGCGTATCCTGTAGTGAATATGGTGGATTATTTATAGATACGATTAAATCATCTATAGCTTTGAGTCTATTTTTTGTTGTTCTTGGTTTATTTTTCAACAGACACAAACAATCCTTTAATGTTTTTGCATTATCTAATATGCCCAAAATAAACTCTATTTCTTTATTGGTTAATTTTTGCGCTATATTTAGTTCAAATAACATACTATTTCTTGATTTACCAAGAAAACTCACCGAGCCACTCTCTATTAGAGATTTTGCTGCTACTGAGTTGATGTTTAGCAATACATTAAACAGTGTTGTTAGCCATGATTCGTACGGGTTAATTTTTGTAGAATCTATGATATTTTTTAATTTACTAAAAACAGAATCTCCGAAACCTTTGATATCTGTTAATCCAAAATAGATCTTATTATGTTTTAAAACAAAGTTTTGATTCATTAATCGTATATCTGGAGTGCTAACTGTTATGTCCATCTCGTTTGCGTTTTGAACTAATGCTTTAATTTCTTCCTGAGGGTTCATTTTATCTTTAGCAAATTTTAAATAGGATGCAAAAAATATTTTTGTAAAATGAGATTTTGCATAGGCTGACAGGTACGCGTTCATTGCATAGCTAACGCTGTGACTAGCATTGAATAAATATCTTTGTGATTTCTCTATCCAACCAAAAATTTGAAGAGCCTCGTCATTAGTCACTATTTTTAGTTTGTTGCATCCGTCTATAAACTTTTCTTTGACCTGAGCCATTTTATCTGCTAATTTTTTACCAATAGCTTTTCTTAGTTCATCGGCCTCCTGTAAAGTAAATCCGGCTATATCGGACGCTATTCTCATGGCTTGCTCCTGATAGATTAACTCCCCGAGAGTGCTTTTAAGTATAGGTTCCAAAGATGGGTGAAAATAATCAATGCTTTCTAAACCATTTTTTTTATCTATATAGTGTTGTGTTACACTTTTACCATCTCTATAAGCCTCTAGTGTTCCTGGTCTTAAAATTGCTATAAGAGCAGATAGTTGATCTATATTTTCTGGTTTCAATTTTTTTGCTATGGATCTTCCTAGCCTAGATTCTAATTGAAAAATTCCTTTTGTATTTCCAGACGCAATAATATCCCAAGTTTTAGAACAACCAAGATTAATATTATCTATATTTGTATCAAATACTAAACTTTTTTTGTTATCAACCACATCCGTCGCAAAACAACATCCGCAAGGATATGTGAACTGGCTATTTGACATTTTATTTTTGAAAAGCAGATTTAAACTTAATTTTTTGAGATAAATTTCTATGTAGTCTTAAAAATCTAATTAATATATTAGCAGTATCATATACGTCTTTCATTGCGTCGTGCGCACCATCTTTACTGATACCAAGATAATCACGAAGATTATCCAAGGTGTAGCTTTTTAAGTCGTTGCTATTTTCAAACCAATAAAAAACTAAATTCATCATGTCAACAACATCTCTAGGATAAAACAGATCTGTTTGACCTTCTTTATTGGTGTTGTTGTACTTATTACTTAATCTATTAACTATAACCAAATCGAACCTATAGATGTTATACCCAGCGGCTATTGGCGCACTAAATTGACTTTTTTTAGTTGATCTTGTATGATATTTATCTAGATAATTTACAAACATATCCCATCCGTGTTGTTGGGATTGATATGTTTTCCAGTCTCTTAAAATATCATCTTTTGAACAGCCTTTGACCTTTGCGTGAAAATCTAAGATGTCAGTAGTATACTGATAAGACTCATCCTGCTCAAGCGTTTCTGGTTTTAGTTTAATGTTGAATTCTGAATCTTCTATTATCTCCAAATTTACTGGATCCACCATTACAGCAGCCAATTGTACCGGACTGCATATTTTGGGGTCGGATCCGTCGGTCTCCATATCAAATACGCAAATTTTATTTTTGTTCATTATCATCAACCTCTACATCTTCTAGTGGATTGATTTGTATCTCTGTTTTTTTAGACCCAACAGCACAAGCGTTCAGTCGCTTGCAGCAACTTATCTTTTTTTCTGGAATTTTTTTATATTGTGTGTTTTTATATGTAAAAACTTGATCAATATTAATATCTTTAAATTTTTTGGTTGACATATTCTACTCCTTCTTTTAGTAATTCAGATATATTCATAATTTTATCTAGCAAGGCTATGCCGAGGATATCTAGTTTAATGATCCCAATACTCTCCAGGTCTTGCATCTCCATACCCGCGATGGGTTGGTGTGTCTTTGTATCATATATCATAGGACACAACTCGTGCAATGGCATGGAGCTAACAGCTATACCGGCGGCGTGTTTAGACTGATTAGTTTTTGTTCCCTCCAATCGCATTGCTTGCTCAAATCTTTTAGACAGTGGGCCTTGAAGCTCATTATTTTCGTCTAAGTAACACCATTCTTTTAGTTTGTCTCCATTATTTTCTAAAGCCCATCTTATAATTGAAGCTTCTCCAGTTTCCTCTTTCATTTCTTGAAGCTCATCAGAAATTTTAGCTTCGTCTGGAATATATTTTGTTATATTGTTCATCTCTTCAAAACTAATATTCCCGTAAACTCTTAGTACGTCTTTTAACGCACCTCTTCCTTTCATAGTATTAAACGTTATCATCTGAGAAACCTTATCTGATCCATACTTATTTTTTATATATTCTATTACATATTCTCTTTTTAATATCGGCACATCAACATCAATATCTGGTAAAGAAATTTTGTTTCCAGAGGATCTTCCAACATTATAAAATCTTTCAAATAATAAATCATATTTTATAGGATCTATATTAGTAATACCTATTAAATAGGACACAAGGCAACCAGCTGCGCTACCCCTACCAGGAGAAGGTAGCCACCCATTACTTTTTACAAAACTCAGAATATCCTGTACAATTAAGAAGTAACTACTTAATTTAGCCTTTTGCAAAACATCTAGTTCGTGTTTGATCCTGTCAACGTAATTTGTTTGATCTTCCTTTGGAATTTTTGATTCTATCTTTTCTTTCCATCCTTTTCTACAAAGGTGTCTTAAATATTCATCCGGATCTAGATCATCTGGGCATTGATATTTAGGTAGGTTTGGCCCACTCAATATGTCGTATTCGTCTATCAAAGATGCTACATAGTTCGTATTGTCTATTTCTTCTTGGGTATGTAAATTTTTAATTTCCTCGTAAGACAATATGTGATAATTATCAGATAAGAAAAAGCAAGACATTGGTACGTCTTCGTTATTACTAATTTTTCTATTTATTTCAGGGAAAGTTGTTTTCAGATTATTGCACAACAAAACTCTTTGATCAACAGCGTCCTCTTTCCTGCAATAATGAGCGTCCGGAGTGCAGATAACTTTTGTGTTTGTTAATTTACCAAGTTCTCTAATACATTCTGTTAGCTCTGTTTGTATTGGTATATTTTCCTTGTCCATTAACTGTGCTTCCAAAAACAAATTATTATCACCAAAAATTTCTTTAATTTTATTTATTGTTTCAACTCCAATGTCTTTCCAATTACCAACAATAGAATTATTTATTATAATTTTGTCTGCTAATAATGAGCCAAGATGACCGACTATTGCTATAAGATTCTGCCCATTAGCAAACTCAGATAGCTGCTGTAAACTTAGTCTTGGTTTGTGATAGAAATTATCAATTTTATTTGATTCTGATACTAATTTAATTAGACTCTTCCAGCCATTATAATTTTTTGCTAGTACTATAAAATGAGTTAGATCTCTATTTGATGTTTCTTTAATTGACGAATGATCGTTGCAAATATATAGCTCACACCCTAAAATAGGTTTTATTCCAGCTCGCTTCATAGCAGAATAAAATTTAACAGCCCCGGATATGTTGCCGTGATCCGTTAAGGCGCAATTATTAACACCTATTTCTTTGCATCTTGAAGCTATCTGATCAGGCTTAGAAAGTCCATCCAACAGAGAGTATGTCGAATGACAATGCAATACGCTATAACTCATTCTGTGCTTCCCGGAGCTTTGTACTTACCAACAGTATAACCTTTGGTCGTGTATGTGTCAACCACCGACTTCATACCGTTAAGCTCTATATCGTGTCTGATTTGTTCACACACCGTCATATAATCTCCCTTTTTACAGGCTTGACCATCTCTATACTCTATTATAGGCAAAACCGAGTTATTATTTTGAAACGTGTTTTTTCCAAAATGACAGAGCTTGCTACATTTCCATGTTTTACTTAATCTTGGTTTTTTACACGATTTGATTTCTTCAAACTTTTTTCTTATCAGGTCTTCTGTGCTAGATAAATCTGACTTATCGAAACACATACTAAATGCTCCACCATCATTTATAAAATTGATGGACATTATTATATGGTCATATTGTGGATACAATTTACTGAGCGCATAATGGTATATCTTGAGCTGAGGATCTTTATACAGTTTTTCAATAGTTTTTTCTTCTCCTGTTGCCCAGTCTAGTCGTCTACCGGTTTTCCAGTCTATTACCTCTAGGGTGGAATCATTAACTTTTGTAATAAGATCAATTGTTCCCTTAATAGCCAATTTTCCCTCAATAGCACCATCTTTTGTTTCGTACCTATAATCTGCCCAAGGTTTATCGATCACTATATCAAAGTGCTGCTCCGGCATCAGTATGGTTCTTGATCTTGGGTCAAAGACACCATTGTGGTCAGTGAGGGCTTTATAGACCCACTTGTGACAATCTTTAAAATCTTTGAGTTCCCATTGGTGGTGTTTAAACTGTGACGTATAGTAATTGTAAACGCGTTCCGTAATATTGTCTAAATCATAGTTATCAACGCTTATATTGGATAAAATATCATCAATATATTCTAATTCATTATTTTGCTGACTTAATTTTATACCGGCTAAAATTTCGAGAACTTTGTGTACTATGGTTCCTTTGTCAGCTTTTTTATTTGATGGGCTTCTGTATCCAAGCACGTACTCTATGAAGTATTGCTGTTCGCACATACAGTGGGTTCCATATGAGCTGCTTCTCAGATATGTTATTATCATTACTTTCCTTTATAAAATTCCTAGTTTGCACACATTACACACACGGGTTTGGTAGTAGCTCGTATTGAGAAAACCCCTCAGATATACTCTCTATAAAATAAATTTTTCCTGGAGTAAGAGAATCGAATTGATTAAATAAGCTGCCTGGAGTATATCTTGATAGGTTGCTACCGTTAGTCCCAGTAAAAGTGTATATGTTTCTAATTTTGGCACGTATGCTTGTATTTAAATCAGACAAATAAAATGTATCTGAACAAGAATATGCTATGATTTGATTTATATTTGTAATTAATGTGTCGTTCGTTATAGATACCGAATAGACATCGCCTAACCAGTACTCCGCAAAATTTGTAGATATACTTTCTATCCAGTATATTTCATTTGGTAAAAGTTGATTAAATTGAGAAAATGGACTATTGGGGGTCCATCTGGCTATGTTAGAGTTGTTATTGCCAGTAAATTTATAGATTTTTCTTACTTTATTTGTATTATTAAGACTAGACAATGAAAAACTTTGTTTTCCACCATATTTAAAAATATGGTTTATAGTATTTACATGCGGGGTTGTGTTCGTAATCAACGGACCATATGTTAACGAGTAAGAGTTTTTACTAGATACACTATTTGGACTTAGAGTACTTTGGACATTTGAGAAAGTTGGACCAGCCCCTATTGGTTTAGGTTTGGACCGCCATCCAGAGTATATCTCGTTTTGTCTTCCATTATTAAGTAAGTATGTTTTTACGTTGGACGAATTTACTGTACTGTCTATCGACATTGCGCAAGCGATTAGTCCTGCTATCTGCGGCGAAGCCATGCTCGTTCCTGATTTGACGCCTATAGTAAAATTATTGTTTCTTGGATCCGGAAAAGTACTAGCTGTATTTTGTGGTCCAAAATCAGAACTGATTATAGCTTCTCCAGGAGCCCAAATATCTACTCCGGTACCTTTATTAGAAAATCTAGCTATGTGATTTTGCGGACTAGGATACCTCCCGGGCCGCGCCCCGGGCGCCAAGTCTTCTTTTCTTTCCGTTCCCAAAGCACCAACTACCAAAGATGCATTTGTGGCGGGACTAGCTCTTCTCATATAGTAGAACGAGAGACCCTGATGAGTATCAATCCTATTATTGTAATTAATGTCGTCGCTGTTAGCAATATATCTACCCTCGTTCCCAGCTGCGGCAACCACCACAACTCCGGCCGATACGCAATCAGCAACATCAACATCTATTTGAGAAAGAGCAACTGGCAGAACATCTCGCACATAATAATAATTAATCCCATCTAAAGTGCCATTTTCATATATTCTCCAGAAGCACCAGCCCCCGCCGGGTGGGCATGGTTCGAAACCAACGTCTTGACCACATATTGTATCATTAAATATTTCCCTCTCTGTCTGGCATGGACAATAACCACCACCACGAGGATAGCAAGTGGGGGTGTCCACCTCGCAACAATACTCGTAACCGGTATTCCAAAAAATTTCTACAGGCAATCCATCAGCATACTCTGAGGGCTCACATCTAGGTTCGATACCGCCATAAACAAACCTTTCGTTGTAATTTGTTCCCTGGTAATGTATGTTAGTAATCTCTTGAGGTATATATGGATTATTTTTATCAAAAGGTATTGTAGTTATGAGGCCAGGCATATGATCTGGGCCTTCGCTCATTACTCTAATATACTCTGGAGCTTCATATCCGAAAGAGCAGTTTACAATGGTCGGCCTACTACCATTTTTACTATTATGAAAAGCTTTAATATAATCAAAAATCATATAACCACTAATTTGGTTATCAAAAATATTAATATTATATATGTTAGCTTTTCTAGCCCACCCTTGCGTATTACCAGCAGCTATACCGGCCACATGAGTACCATGACTTTTTTCCGCATTCGAGTTATAGTTATAAGATACTGTTTGCGGACTACCCTTGACGGCTTGGTCGTGTTGAAACCAATCGTACTGAACGAAACGAGAGCCGCCAGTTCCGTCATCGTTAACAGCGAATTCGGGATGATCAAAATCAACACCCCCATCAACAATAACAATATCTACTCCCTCACCAAGAGCATTTGTGTCGAAATCTATAGTTGCTTGTATATTATTATGTGCATATGCCCATCCCAACGGCCCCCAGTAAGGCACATCTGTTCCATTATCTGATGCGTATAGCAGAGCCCAGTTTTTGTGGTTATTGGCCGATGGCACCTTAGAAAAAACTCCGGTTTGTCTATGATTCGGCTTAATTACTATATTTTGCTCTTTAAAACTTAGTTCTATTGATTCTATCCTATGATCCCTTTTTAATACATCAACTTCTTCTTCTGTTAATCTGTAATAAGTTACTCTGCTATACGGTTTTCTGATCGAACAATCAACCACCCTATCTGGACAACAATCGTGAACTCCGCATCCATTATTTTCCATGTCTCTATACAAAGAATCTAATTGTTCAAAATTTTTGACAATAACGGCATACTCTTGCATTTTTCTCTTTCTAAGATTTGATGTAAATTTTAATTAGGCCCATTAGACCCTATAGTATATTTACACCAATTAAAAATTGCTTTATCAATTCATTTTGTTCATTTATTGATATATTACTATTAGAAATAGTACAATTAAAATTACTATGATCATAGTTACATAAATCTAATGCCGTTTCGCTAGGATGGTCCGAGTTAAATGGGTTTCGGTTAAGTTTAATAACAACTCCGTCAGCTTTTCTAACAACATCAACCTCGTTGGGAAACCTACAGTCAGCAATAATTGCTAGATCTGGTTTTTCGGACATTATTTTATTCATTGTCGCTGCCGCCCACACATTTTTTTGCATTTTTCTAAATATATCGGTACCAACAAACTGCATGACCTCTCTGGCTGTTAATTTCTTTCCTTCCCATTCGCAATCAACAATCTCATTTTTCTTCTCATCTGATCCGTAACACTGATCATAAGTTAAGCCAAGTATATTTATACAAATATCCCTCTTTAATGGGTCTGCGAAATTATATATTTTAGCTGTTTTTTTTGATCCAAATTTAGAAATAAAATAGTTAGAAACAAATTCTGAACAAGTGGTTTTCCCAGATTGTTTTCTTCCAGCAAAAGCAATTATTTTTGTCATACTACTCTCTTTATATAATCTTTAATTTCTGTTTGAATCTCGTCTTTTGACATTTCACCAACATCATTTTTCGATATTTGCGGCATAAAAATTCTATAAGTATTTTGGCATTTTGCTTTAATTTGTTCAGCCGCTTTTTTACCAGCTTCGTCGTTATCTGTCAAAAGCACCAAAGACATAGCGCCAGATGAATCTAGTAAAATTTTTTGTCTGTCACTAAGAGAAGAACCAAATATACCAATACTATTATGTATACCATTTTCTTCTAATCGCCAAACATTTCCTGGGCTTTCAACAACAATAGCTGTTTGACTTTGTAGTATAAATTTTTTAGCAAACCAGAAGTTGTATAAGTGATTTTGACTTTTAAAATCTTGACTATGCTTCCATTTAGAAAACATATATCTTTTGTCTTCTGTTGGGCAACTCATTGTGTTATCGTGATAGGATGAGCATCTATTACATTTTTCAAATATACTTCTGCCGGTACAGCCAACCATATATTTGTAGTCATTGTCATAGATTGGAACAACAACCCTGTTGTGCATTGCTTTATCTGGGTTTGTACATAATCCAACATCGTACTTACACAATATCTCTTCTGAGTATGATCTGTCTATGTAGTAGTTAGCTGGAATTTTTATAGTGTTAATTATTTGTTTTCTTGTTATCCTAGGTATAGTTGTATCATTTAATTTATTATTACTAATATAGTGAATCATATTAGCAAATGTTTTCTTTTCTTTATCAAGATGATCAATTTTTATTGAACTATAATCTTTCTTCAAGAAGTTTTCACACCACTTAACAGCCTCGATAAATGAGCAAAATTTGTCTCCAGATTTTTCCCAATGCAGATTTCTATTAGACAAAATTCCTCTAATAAAACCTATAATAGATGGTTTAAAAATCTTTTCACAACTATGAGTTCTACATACCCAGTTCCCCCTATATCTTTCACCACTTGGGTAGATATTTACGGCCGATGCGTTATCCCCGTTGTGGATAGGACAGGACATTGTTATCATTTTCTGATTAAATCTATATTCTAAATTTAGAACATCGAGTAGTTCTTCTATGTTGTCGCAAAGATCATCGCACATTATTTTTAACTTATTTTGATCAAGCGAATGGGATTTCATCGTCGTTGTCATTTAACGCAAAGTCTCCGCGAGAGGAATTGTTTGAACCATTTAATAACTCTAATCTTGTGCTACCTTCTGTAATTTTAGCGCACCACCCTTTCATATGACAGTTAATATAATCATTATCATCCAGACCTCCACCATGACGACTAACTAGTGGTAAAAGTTTACGATTACCATTTGACGGCCCATCTTCAGCTATTTCTTCGTCGCTTTTTCTTTTGAAAATACTAAAATTACTACATAACCATATTATTCTATCAGATCCGCTTGCCGTGTCTGTGCTTTCTTTAGTTATACCGTCTCTGTTAAGCTGAACAAAAGCAAGTATTGGTATCTGGTATCTTACAGCAAAATTATGTAATGCTGTCATCATGAATCCTAGAATTTGATACTCCTTCATATCCTGACTTATCCCCGCGCTATCCATTAGTTTAATATAGTCGTATACTACCAAACACTGTTTAGCTGTTCCGTCTTCATTAAGACCAACCTCTTTAACAAGCCATCTTCTCATTAAAGCTAATTGCTCTTCAAAAGCTTTTCCCGCTATTGTTTTATAAAATAATGGCGTTTCTTTTAATTCATTGGAAGCATTGCTTAGTTTATTCTTTTGATCTGGCGACGATGCAAATTTACCAGTTTCTATTGTGGATATTTCTGTTTCTGTCATCATAGCTAATATTCTATTGATATGATCTTTAACATTCATCTCTGTGTCCATATTCAATACTGGTATTTTTAATTTATTTGCTATATGGAATCCTATGTTATCGGCTAGTAGAGTCTTACCGGTCTTTGGCCTAGCAGCTATAACATTAACTGTTCCTTTTCTAAATCCTCCTCCTATAGACTGGTCATATACCGGAAAACCAGTTGGTATACCTATTTGATCTATAGGATTTTCTACTAGATCTTTTATATAATTATCAATGTCTTTCGCCACATGAACCGGATTATTGTCTGTGTCGTTTAGCAGAGATGAGAAATTAAATATCGTATCTTCAGCTATTCCGAGAATAGAAGTTATGGACTCACTACCATTAATTTCTAAGATTTTATCGGCGGCAGTTTCGAGTTGTTTGCGTAAAAGTCTGGCTATTTCTAATTTTCGTATCTTGGCCGCAAATTTTCTCACATTATCAAGGCTAACCGGAAAGTCTAATATAGCTTTTAGATGTTGTGCCTCATCCTTTTTTGCCAAAAGATGAGAAACTCCTAGCTCTTGTGCGGCAGAGTATATAGAAGCTATGTCTATGGTCGGCCTATGTTCATTTTCGCACAGTCTTTTAAGACATCTAAATATCACTCCATTACTATCTACAGTAAACGTGCTTTCTTGAATAATATCTGCTATGTCTAAATATGCATTTTCTCCATAGGAGCATATTCCAGCTAAAACCGCTCTCTCCGCCGCCGTATCGCATAATATCATCATATTGGTTTATACCTAGTTTTTAATTTATTATCCTGCTGATGTGGAGCATTTGTTACACTTATATCGCTCACTAGATTCTACGAATACAGGATTAACCTTTTCTTTTCTACCACATACCCGACAAGAAACACTTATTGGCTCGTATCTTCTTGTTCTTTGCGATGGAGGCAATCTATTTAGCTTTTTGTCTATTATTGAGTCGTCTTTATGCATTTTGCTCTCTGGCATATCAGAGAACTTATTAGAAAACGCTGGTCTGTATGACCTAGACTTTGTGACGAGCACAGACTCATTCGTCACATTATCATCTGATTCTGTGTCGTTTTTGGCAACTTTTGCTTTTTTGCTTTTTTTCTTTGTGCCGTTAGCGCTGGTTCCTTGTTGTTGTTCGTCAACAGAGGTATCGCGTTTAGGCGTTTGATTTTCTACCAACTTTTGCAGTAGGACTATTAGTTGCTTAAAATCGCCCTCATCAATTTCCATGTTTCACCTTTATTTTTTGTACATTTAGTAAAATATCAGCTAAATTTTTAATTCCGCTCGATAGGTAACTTAATCTGTCTGATCTTTGTTTAGCGTATTTTTTTATAGTAGATAGCGCTCCAGCCCTATCGTTGTGCTTAACAGCCTGATAATATTTTTCTACATATCCGTAGCCTTTGTAGTTGTTGATCTCGTCGGCTATGATCTCTTTGATCGTCTCTTCTGCCCAATTATATCTGGCTAATTCTCTGTTTAGAGTTCTTTGAATATGGAAACTATATTGACCCAACCTGTAAGATATTTGTGCGCAATCTTCTGGCGCCAATTTTTCTATCTCGTTTCTGTTCATTGATAAATATTGGTTTAGCTCATCTGACGGCAATCCGTCAGCAACATAGGCTGGTAGACTTATATTATTCTCATACTCGTCAAGAATAGTATCCCAGTGCTGTAGATCTTCTTTTGCAGATTTTGTCATATTGTATTTAATCTATTAGACCATTCCTCTATTGTTTCGTTGTACTTTAAAACTTTATATTCTATACCGTTTAGTACACACCACTCTTCTTTTTCTTTATCTCTTTTTTGTGCTCTTAGAAAATCTAGTTTTGTTCCATAATAAAATTTCACAAAATTATAGTGTTGTTCGCCATGAACCTCAATGCACATTTTTTTAAGAGGCAAATAAAAGTCTAGATATAATATTTCAGATTTTCTGATATAAATAGGGACCTCTTCCAATATTTGCAGTGTTGGAAAAAGCTCTTTTACCAAACCCCTAGCCTTCATGTGATATGATGACTTATGATCTAGTTTAGCCTTGGCAGAGCAGCCGGTCAAGCTCCAAGTACTATGGTGTCCATTTAGATCTATAACTTTCATTTTGTGGCTATGCCCATAGTATTCTTGATAGAGTTAACCAGATCCGTGTACGCCGACTGATTTTCAATCAAATAATTTCTTACTTTTTCAGTACCTTGAAACTTTGGCTTATCGGCCAAAGAAGTTAAGGTGTACCAAGCGCCGCCCTTGTGTATCAGACCAATATCCGAAGCTAAACATATAGCTTCTGTATATTTATCTATGCCCTCTCCGTACCGTATGTAACTTGTTATAGACCCACCAGGAGGACCAAGAGCCGAGCAAATAACTTGCCACTCAACCTCTTGCCCTATCTGTGTATTATCAGTACCCACTAGCCACGGACTAAATTTTTTGATTCTAAGTTTTACGTCGGTTTGATAAGCTATAGCCTGACCACTTTTTTCTTTAAATTCTGCCCCATAACCAGTTGGATTACCCATTAAGTGCGTAATACCTATAACTATATTTTTATTAACCGGTATAACATTAGCTACTTTTCTACAAAATTTAGCAAGAAGTTTGGCTCCGTCTGCCCTTTGCATCTTATCCATATCGCTAGTTATTTCCGCCTCTGTACATAAAGCAGAGTACGAGTCTATTATTACGACCGATCCAGGCACCTCGTTTATTACTTTTTCTGCAATTTGCAAATACTCTTCTGCGTGTAAAATTTTACCTTGTTGCGAACCTATAACATGAAATCTATCTAGATTTAGACCTGGTATACCTTCTATATCTCTTTTCTTTAGTCTTCCTTCCACATTGAAGTAGTAGACTTGTCTTCCCTCCTTAAAAGATCCGTATGCGTATTCTTCTTTTTGTGCTGTTGCTGCAAAATCTAGGGCCGTTACGCTTTTTCCGCCTTTTGGTTGACCAGTTAATATCACAAAACTTCCTTCTGGTATACCTCCTCCTAGTATCATATCCAAAGCAGGGCTAACTGGTACTGTTAGTACTTTTTTGTCAATAATAGCATTTCCACTCAAGATTATATCTTCACCAAAATTTTTAACAACATCTTCTTTAATGCTCATTGTCTATGTCCTCTAGTTTTGATAGTAATCCCTTTATATTTTTATTTGTTTCAAACTTTTTGTCCGACGACCTGTCAAAAGATATATTTAGACTAGAATTTTTACTTTCTAGTACCTTCTCTTGTTCTTCTATTATGGTTTTTAAAAATGGTGATCTTAGCGAGTATGTATTTTTAGCTTTATCGCTCTTTAATGCGCCAATTATTGCTTGTGGAGAATAAGTTTGTAATAACTTATGGGATGAGGCTATTTGATTTCTAAAGTATTTTTCCCATTTTTTACTTAACCAAAATCTATAGTGTAAATCTTCTTTGTCTCGCTTGGCTTTGTTTTCACAAATTAGCTCGGTTATGTATTGAGCTGCGCTTACGTACTTGCCATTAGAATATTTTGACGGATATGTATCAGCCATTGGGTTTGAATATATTCTTATTGTTTTTGTTTGGTCTATTGCTAATAGACTTTTTATGCTCATCAAAAGCCATAGACGCAGCCTGAGTCATAACGGACACATTTTTACTTTGTTTATTAGCCGTTGTATTTATCATTAAGTTTGAAGGTTTGTTTTTTATTTTCTCAGATGCTGTGATGGTTTTATTTGTTGTATTAGTAGCGTTGTGTTTTTCAAGAATTTTGATAACTTTTTCTTCTTCAAGATTCAATTCCTTTGATATCTCAGCAACTGATCTTTTGTTGTAGTTTAACCATAATACACTGTATATTTCTGTTTTTGAAGATCTTGGCATTATTCACTCTCTCTTTCAGCATTATGTAAATATGATGTGTTTTTTGTTTTCAAGAAGCTTAAATATAAAGTAAATGTCTTTTGATTTACCGCTTTAAATCTGTCTGGATCTCTAACGGTACTATCTAGAAAACTTTTTGTTTTATCTAATCCGTATGGAGAAGTTGGATCATATAGTTTATTACTTAACGATAATCTAATAAAATACCTGGTAATGCCCTCAGAATTTATAACTTTCTTAGCGTAAACAAGATCGCTAGGCGAACTTAGTCTTGGCATCTGCTCGTTATCGTAATAGTCTTGATTTCCCGATATTGTAAAATACTCAATGGTATTTGATTCATTCACGGATTTATTTTTATTTGGAGAGAATAGATATTCATTCATGTTTAGGTTCCTGGCCATTTGGGTTTGGGTGGTTTCTTCTTATAACTCATACCACTTGGCAGTGGTTTTGTTTCAATTTTATTTTCTTTATAGCTATTATGTTTGTTGTGTAAATCTATTTTTTGATCTTGACTCATTTTATCTGAATTTCTTTTAGCCAAATCTCCTAAAGTTTTTAATTCTGAGTCTGATTTCTTAACAGATGTAAACTGTGTCATTGCATCAGAAATGTAACATCTATGTGTGTGTGTAGAATTATTACATTGAGGACATTTTGGATTTTCTTTGTATTCTGAGATGCGATAGAATAATTCAAATTTATCGTTGCAAATATCGCAAGTGTAAGTATAGTTTGGCATATCAAGTAATATAAGAAGGCGGTATAAAAGGTTTCCATTCCTCAGGTATCTGATGGTTTATATTAAGCAGTTTGTAGGATATAGGCAAGTATTTGGAATTTTTCTCTGGTTGATAAGGCAAAGCTATCAAAGGCATATTGGCATCTTTTGGTGTTTTATTTCCCTTTTTCCTATTACACTGTAAACAGGATGTTACTATGTTTGTCCATCTTGTTGGAGATCCCCTGTTATAGTTCCATTTAGATTTTGGAATAACGTGATCATAAGTCAATTTGCTACAATCAAATTTAATTCCGCAGTACTGACACGTATGACTATCTCTTATGAAGATATTTTTTCTAGAGAATTTTAAATTCTGCTTATGTATTCTAAAAAACTTTTTGGTTTTTGCTATTGCTGGTATAGGAAAATTTTTATTAGTACCTAAGATTATATCATCGGAATAAAAACCTATTATTTCGATACCGAATGATTTTTCGTACATACCTCTAAAATACCACACGATTGCCTTTTTCCAACTAACTATACTTAATGGCGTATAGTCATTGTTAAGAACAAGACAACTCTTATGTTGCTTCTCCAGACTCATAGTGTTTGAGTGCCTCTAGTATAGATCCTATTATTGGATTTCTGACAATGTCTCCATTAAATAATTCAGAAAATCCGATTCCATTAACTATTCTTAAACAACTAATTAGATCAAGAAATCCTCCACGCATTGATTTATGTAGATCGGACTGACTTATATCTCCTGTTAACACCATTTTACTATCTATGCCTATGCGAGTTAATAGCATTTTTAATTGATCATATGTAGCATTCTGACACTCATCAGCCACAATAAAGCTTTTGTGAAAGTTCCTACCTCTCATTAGGCCAAGAGGAACAACCTCTATTTTATTATTCAGTTTTAAACTAGCATAATGACTCATGGGTATAAAATGAGATATTTCATCTATTATAGGTAGCAGATATGGGTGCAGTTTTTCTTCTGCTGTACCAGGAAGGTATCCAATCTTTTCTCCACTTTCTACAACCGGTCTAGTAATTATTATTTTATTAACTTTATTCTCTAATAGATACTCTAAAGCTGTTCCTATTGCTATATGCGTTTTTCCACTACCAGCTACGCCTTGACAAAACGTAATTGTGTTTTCGTCTATTGTTTTAATATATTGTTTTTGATTTTCTGTTCTTGCTTTCAGCCTATTCCTATATACCGCTCCAGAAAAACTAATATCGTTGGTTGCATCTATAACCCTAGATTTTTTCTGGTTATTTTTTGTTTTTTTTCTCAATTAAGACTCCTTGTAAAATGGGGTCAAATAAGGCAAGCGCCGCCAGCACAACTAACTTCTTCAATACCTCTAGTATTATCTTCTGTTTCTAGGAGTTGTGTATAATCAACTTTCTTGAAGCTATTATAAAGATCACAGTAGATCTTCCAGTTGTAAACATCTTTCATGCAATACGTTAATCGTTTAATATCGCCATCAAAATATTTACCAGCAAAATTTTTCATCTTTGTAATAAACACTAGTTTTTCATGTACATCATTTTCTTTTGCCTGATTTAAACCCACATAGTCACAAGCGGCCCAAAGGTTATTATTGAACGCATTTAATGCTAGTTCTATCAATCCAGAACACCACAAGGCTGCATCACCATATTCTTTGACTATCTCACGACTAGTATATACTGTTGTAAAAGGAGCCTGTGGATAATCCTTGTCTCCGCTTTGTGGAATAAGACTAATACCAGCAAAATATTTACGATTATCATAAATATACTTCGTGACACTCCCCCACTCG